CTAGTATAGTTATGTGATATGGGCCTCTTTGCTCCCATTCATTTTTCGAAGGACCAGATCTTTCTTCTTCGTCTCTATCAAACCTACTTTTTCTTGCTTGATAAAATTCAGATCCAAGAATTGGTTTTACCCCCGCTGCTTTTCCTGCATCGTAAAAGTCTAGCCATGAATGTATATTTCCATGATCAGTGGTAGCTAGTCCGAGTCATCCCTAATGACTTAGCTCTTTCTAGATATTGTTCTACGCTACCATGCCCGTCTAACATGGAGAATACGGTATGGTTGTGTAGGTTGGTCCAGTTTTTCACTAGAGGCCTCTTTCTCTATCTAGCTGATTTATTGCTTGTTGTCTTTGCGATCTCATAACTATGATTACAACTCCTCCACAATATTTGCAGACTGGAGGAGTTCCGTTCTGTGCAAAAACGCTTCTGAACATTGTACTATCCATTTGATCTGATTTACATTCGGAACATAGTCCAATTGCATCGTCTTCTTGATTACTCATGATTTACCTCCTTCTTTGTTGAATATGCAAAACGTACTGGTGATGGTGACGACTTTTCATTCGTTTCAATAAATTTTCCATTTACTTTTACCCATTTATTCTTTTGCTCTAAAGAACATTCACCACATCCAACTCCAACAGAGTTTGCTCTTTCGCAAGTATATGGTCTTCCTCCAATGCCCATATCTCTTCTTTTTATCCAATCGTTAATATGGGCTGAAGATTTAGATATATTATAGTCTTCGCAATTGCTTAGGATTTCATGAAAATATTCGACTGATTCTTCTGAATAAGTCAATATAGAACATAAAAATAATCTAGCCTCATGCTCTAAGTAATGTTTTTCTTTAGCTTGTTGCTCTAACTTTTTAATTGCGCTGCATTGAGTAAGTAGTTTTTCTTTTTCAAATACTTTTTCTGATTCGCTAAAAGTTTTATTGCCAGAAGAACCGTACTGATTAAAGTGAGAAAATATATCCTTTGGCTTGTTCTTTTCAGAATCAACCTGTCTTACATAATCGGCGTACCATTCATTCGCTGAGTGAGAAAATTCTTGATCATTTACAAATGGTTCATGATAATCTTTACAATAAGATGTAATTTCATCTATGTCGCTGAATAGCATTTCTTTACTAATTATATTCTTGTACAAACCAGTATCTTGGTGCTTAGAACCTTCAAGTCTCCACATTCTTCTAGGGTCATAAACGCTAAAATCTAAAGAAGATAGATCAAGTTTATTCTTAACATCATTAGCGATGTGTCTAAATATAATAGGAAGATTATTTCCCGGGTTAATCCCCAAGGCAATAACTTCACACTCTATGTGGAAACCCTTTTTCCCAGTAAAGTAAACAATTATAGATTGTTCTGGTATGAACTGATTTAAATAAGAATATAACTTTTTTACTTCGCTATAAGAAATCTGCATATCTTCATTATCTATATCAAAATACAAAGAACCAAATCTAACAGCAGATGTTAAGTCTTCTGAGTTAAATCTCCATATGGATGTATATATTCCCGTATTGTTATATTTTTGTGCGTAAGAATTAACCCTACGGTACTCGTACAGCATGGTTCCGTCTTTGTCTTTTTCTCTGATAACTCTCTTAAGGGATGTTACATATCTTGCTAGTTCAACATATTTCCATTGAGAATAAAATTCATTTTTTGATGAGATTTTCATTTTATTTGCGTTTTTCCCAAATCTTCTTTTATATTCCAAACTATGAGTTTGTTTTCGCTGTTCATGTGTTCACTATAGGATCTATAATAAATAGATTCTTTAATATAAAACTCCATATTTTCTATAGCAATCATTCTAGCTGAAATAATTTCATCACTATTCATATTATTGGCTTTCTAAAATCCATCTTTCCTTTAATACGTTATCTCCGTCAACTATATAGTGAAGTTTTGAAGCCATATTATCCGCCAAATGAACAATCATGTCCAGATAAGTAACTGGAACAGTTTCAGGGACAGGAGACCATGGGCCCATATGGCATCGTACTAGTCTAAGAATTGATTGCACTGTCTCTTCATCTATATAAAGGGTTGATGAATTAGCTTCTGAGGTATACTTTCTATCGTTTTCTTGGCATTTCTTTACAAAATTACCAACAGTATACGGATGCAGTGGGTCGTATGTAAAACTTGTTGGGTCAGAACAGGATTCGTCTCCAACACCTTTAGTCACATCATGTAGTAAGCAAGCAGAAAAAACAAGATCTCTCTCTGAAGACGTTAAGGAATATGAATCAGATATGACTTTAGCTGCCCTAACGACTCTCTTCGTGTGCAAAACGTTTCCGCCACCATTATGCTCGTCTGGTGGATGATACTTGCCAGAAAAACTAGAGGGTATAACCCAGAACATTTTAGCTTGCAGAAGAACAGATCTAGTAAATAATTTTATATTTAAATTATCTATCATGTTTATTTCATCTAAAAGTGGTTTAAGTACCTTATCTTCTTCTTCATTTGAATTGAATATGGGTTCGTCACTTAATAGATCATCTAATATTGATTTATTTTTACTCGTCATCTTGATCCCATTCTAGTGTTAGTGCTTCTATTTTCTTATAGGTTGAATCTATTATATCATTGATAAACTGTTCTGGAGATTTATCAAACACATGTGATATTTCAATTATCTTTTCAGTTCTTTCTAAGTTTAATATAAAACCTAGTTGAAAATCTTCATCCATTATTAATTTTTTTCTCAGGTTTCCATTTTGAGCAAGGGGTATCGAATGGGCATTTTTTACAATACCAAGTTAATCCTCTTCTTGGAATAAATTTTTCGGTGTTGAATATCTCATCGCACCAAAACTTTAATGAATTAACGTCATCTTCTAGAATTTCATATTCATTAAACTGTGCACTTTGGCTGGCTAAGTCACAATAGCCAACTTTAAGTCTAGAAATTCTTGTAGGGTTTTTGTGAGAAAACGCTGAATAAATAGTTGTAAAATCAATTTGATTCATATGCTGATGATTATTTTTATAGTTAAACATTAACTTAATTACATAATAATTATTATCTTTATATAATATAATATCAAATTTGTCTTTTATCTTTACATCTTTACTTATAGGGAAAACGAATTCTTCGTTAATAGCTATGGGTATAAAGGATGAATCGGAAAAATGTTCATGAAAAGAAAGAAGTATATTAGCAGCTTTACTGGTTAAACTGGCGTTATTACCATAGGCGCTTTCGTGCTGTTCTGTCATAATATCGTAAGCTGATATATCTTTTGAAAACCATAGCTTTTCCCATCTATTTAAGAGGGAGGCATAAGAGGGCGTATACCCTCCTTGTTTTTTGTAAAAGAAAAAATATACAATATCTTTTATTGTATTTTCAAATCTTTCACTTAATAAATCACGACCACCTATTGTCTCTGGCAGTTGTTGTTCATGTCTATAGTTAAATAGTAAAGAACAAGTTTTAAAATCTTTGATTGAATTTGGTGTTACTAATTTCATTAGCTTAACATACCTCCATTTAATAAATCATCTAGTATAGAATTAGACTCATAGGATTCTTCAGTAACTATTTCGTAGTCTTCATATGATTTTCTAGAATCAACATATCTAACTAGAGGAGGATCGTAAACGAAAGTAGATCCAGTAATTCTGTTTTTGGGGATTTGCAATTGCATGACTGTGTCGTCTTCAGTTTCATCGCCACTAACTAATCTTTTTTCTGTAATAAATATTGTTACTGCACATTTTTGTTGAATAGCTAAAGATCCACCGGTATCAGATTGCTGCACAACTTCTCGTTTTTCTTTCATTCTATTTGAATTTTCTTGAGCAGTGATGATAAGAACGCAATTCATATCTCTAGCCAACTTTTCAAGTCGAACCATCATCTCTTCGAATTCACCCCAACGAGCTTTACCTTTTCCTTTGGTAAACATAGACTGAATCGTATCTATAACTATTACATCTGGTATATCTTTACCATGGCCCAAGATATCTCTAAGCCATTTTTCTAGATCTTCGAAGTAAGGAGTATCGGGATCATGTTTAACCATTAATCTGTCTCCCCATTCTAATAATCTAGACTTGAAAAGGTTTGAGTATTTTAGCTTCTCCTCAACTGACCATCTGTCAGCATTGGCGTACACGTTCTGCCCAATCACTTGGGTCATCAATACTCTCTCCCAGTGGGATTGTGCTTCCTCGAAATTGACATACAAAGCCCTATAGCCTGTACTGACCCAGTGGTTAACTAGGCACTTGGCAAACGTACTCTTACCCTTGCCAGAGGGTGCTATGATAGCGTGTACGGCCCCTTTGAAGAAGCCTCCCTCATCAGTGTACCCCATAGCCCTATTAAGGGCCTTAAATTGCGTAGGCATGAAGTCTGGTACGTTAAGTAGGTCATCTACCCTATTTACCATCTGAGTAGCAGTGGTGACAGTATCTAGTGGATTGTACTCAGTCGTATTCTCTAAGTCACGTATTGAAGAAGCTAGGCTATTGATTCTTTCAATCTCTTGATCACTTTTTATCCCCTTATTTAAAACAAGATGTTTAAGTTCCTCTAAGTAATCTAACTGTTTTCTTTTCGATGCTTTGTGGTTTATTATCTTAGATACTGATTCTTTATTTGATAGTTCTAGCTTGACCAAAGTATCCATCATTGAGTCGACACCAGCTGATCCACCAAGTGCAGTGTGTATATTGGTTTCTGATTCTAACCAGGTCTTAAAAGCTACTGGATCAACTAGGTCCAATTTTGTTAAATCATGGAAAGATAAAATAGCTTCGTAGAATTCACCAATACCCTTTTGATTATGTATAAAACCAACTTCGCTTGGATCTATATGTTCTTTAAAAAATTCAATAGCTCCTGGATCCTTAAATGAAAGAGCAAATAATTGATATTCAATAGGATATTCTTGTATATCAGTATCTTGGTCTGTCATTGGTTTTTCTTTCTCTGCTTCATTTCTCTGTAGAGCTTTTTATTCTGTTCGCTTTTTTTTCTTTTTTGCTCCTGATAAAATTCACTATCAGTTACTTTCTTCTTTAATGGATTAGGCTCTTTTTCTTTCCATTGACTATCTCTAATTGCGGTTAATATTCTAGAGTATACAGACTCCTCTGTCAAAAGATCATTGTAGCGAAATACAACAAGAGCTATACCTTGATCTTTACACATTTGCATTTTGATAACATCTCTTTTTTGAGCTTCTTCAAAATCATATTTAGAATCAAAGAATCTTTCGGTATAATAAAAATGTTGTCTACCGTGAAACTCTGCAGCCAGTTTATAACTAGGACAATAAACGTCTAGTCTTAATCTATCCCCTAAATGATATTCGTTAATAATCTTTTCATTAGGAAGAAGTTTTTTCATTACAGAAGTCAAAGCTGCCTGACCTCTTGATGTTTTTTTCTTTTGTTGTTTAATCCAATTAAGACCTAAATGATTTATTTTTTTATTTAAATCTTTAATTGAAACATCAAGTTCTTTGGCTATTTCAGGCAAAGATAAATTAGAATCTAAAAGAAGATCTATAAGAAAAAGATCATCATCAATTTCTGTATCTATCTTTCTTTTCATTTTCTTTTTCTCTCATTTTATTAAGATAATTAGTTCTTGCAAAAGAGAATACTTTGCCTAGATCTATCATTGACATGTTAAGCTCGTTCCATATTTTAGCTGGAAGAGCAGATGAAAGAAGAGGACAATCGAATAAACAATAATCAACCTTACCATCAAATTTTTCTATTGAAGAGAAGATCGAGTCAACTTTATCATAGAAGTCATTATAAGGAACATTAATAACATCAACAGGATTGCCAAGCATCTTGTTTATTATTTTTTTATCATGAAAGCTTACAACTATAAAAGAACTATCTCTGATGTAATGATTAGTAAATGAGTTAAAGATTGATTCATCAGAACTATAATATTGTTCTAGGGTAGTTGAATCATAGTATGTCTCATCTTTTAATACTTGAGAAAAATTTGATAAATTATCTTCTTCTCCAGAATAGATAAAAGCTGGTGGCAAGCCTTTCATGTAGTTTTTATCGACAATATTGAATGAATTTTGTATAGATCTAGTAAAAGACTTGTTAGGTCTCTTGTCTCCATTTATAGAGTTACCCATAGCCATGAGAGAAGATCTAGGGAAGTTGATAAGAGCAAATTTTTCTTTGCTATTCATCTTTTCTGTTAATGTTGTAATTGTTTTTGCGTTATTTAATATAATCATTTTATATACCGAAATTTCCCCAATTTATAAGTGCTGGATTTGTATCTATTATTGAATTGATATGATTGATGTTATGAAACTCACCACCGTCTAAAGTAGAGTATCTTTCGTACTTAGCCTGCTTGTCTTCGTCTTTTACATAACCAAGATGCTTCATCATTAATCCAGAGTCTGCCCAATAATTTCTTTGTCTGACCCAATCAACTACATAATTTGGTTCAGAACCACAAGCCAGTTTTCTGTTTATAAAACCACCACCAGACTGATATCTGAATAGTCTAGAGCTATTAGTAGGAGCCCAAGCCTTATCTATTCTATATTGAGTTTCATTCCACATATGATAAAACTTTATATTTATGACATCATAAGGAGAAACTTTTACTACATCTCTTAGATCTGCTTCGGATGAATGATAGAGCAGCTCGTCACAATCTATTGCTAAAACCCAATCACCTAAAGACGCAACATTCTCCAGATTACCCCAAGCAAAAGCTCTTAACTTTCCTTCGTGTTCTGTAAATAAAGGAGATTCAGTCTGAAATACTTCACAGTACTTCGAGGCAATCTGGGGTGTGTTATCGGTTGAGCAGTCGTCTGTAAAAACTATTTTATCTACTTGAGTAGATAATCTTTCTAAAACTTCTTCTAAATATCTGTTGGATTCATTTCTTCCAACTATTTGTGCAATTATCATATAACCTCTTTAGTAAAGAAAAAGTAGGGGGATATTCCCCCTACTTTTCCAGCAAACATTGGATTAGGCTTCTAGCATCTCACGAGCATCGATAGCCGAAATACGATCAATCTCTGTGTGCTTAGAGAGAACTTCGCCAGTGATGCCACGACGGCCCATGGCCAACTTTTCTGCATCAGCTTTTGAGCTAGCCTTTACAAGAGCAGTTGTAGTAACCTCAAAATACTTGAACTTATTATCTGACATTTATTTTCCTTTTGTTTGTGACTGTTAAGCCAATTAATATGACGGTTTAATTATATCAGTATGAGTCGATTGAATCAACTTGTAGGAAAACTTTTTAATCAATCTCTCCAAAGCCACTGTGGATTTTGTTTAGTCCACTCTATTGTTAGCTCTAAAGACTTTTCTAATGGCATTGGGGGAACCCATCCGGCATTTGCTAGCTTTGTTCCATCTAATGCATAGCGAAGATCGTGTCCTGGTCTTGTTGTATGAAAGTCTTCAAACTTAAACTTGAGTTCTTTACCCCAATACTCTGCTACAAGTTCCGCCATCTCGAGATTATCGATTTCTCTTTCGCCAACAATATGATATTTGTCTGGTCGATCTGAATTTGGATAATCTATTGCAGGAAGATTATTTAAGATAAAGACTAAAGCATCTGCTTGGTTTCTTGCGTGCAAGTAGAATCTTGATCCAACATTCTCAGGAGTGCCATGAATTGTCATTGGGATATCCTTCTCAAGACAATACATAATCTTTGGAATAAACTTTTCAGGATCCTGACGCTCACCAATAATATTCATGGTGTTAGTAATGATTACTGGAACGCCAAAGGTACGCCAGTAAGATATACACGCTGCTTCTTGTGCGGCTTTTGATCCAGAGTATGGATTAGATGGAAGGATGGTGTCCCATTCCTTGTGAGCATAACCCTTTGGAGCGGGTCCATACACTTCATCTGTTGAGACGTGTAAGAATGCTTCTGGTTTAATTTTACGTGCAAGCTCTAGCATGTTAACAACGAGTGCTACGTTGTTCATGATAAATGGAGCTGGGTCTGTAATTGATCTATCTACGTGTGAATCTGAAGCCATAGAAATAATATAATCAATGTGTCCAATATCTTTTATCATTACGTCAGAGAAAGGTACAGTAAGATCGTGCGTGACAAGCTGAACACGGTGTCTGTTCGCTTCCCAAGAATTAATGGAAGTAATTCTGTCTGTCACTCCACGATGACGGAAAGAGTCAGTGATAACTACATCCCAATCTGTTGTTTTGAAAATATGCTCTAATGTATGATGACCTACAAAGCCACCAGCACCTGTGAGTAATACTCTTTTTTTCATTTTTCTTCCTTTTAATTGATTGGGTAATGTACAGCTATATATTCTACAGCATCTTCTATGTTATCTACTATCTTAGTAGACATATAACGCATGTACGGGCGATCTTTATTTTGATTAGAGCACATTACAACCGTTGGTTGATCGTTATTTTTTGCCCAAGCCATCTCATAGTCTGTCCCTATATATGCTCTATCTTCTAGCATGTATTCAACAAGTAGGATGTCGGATCTTTTTTGCATAAAAGTATTTTTATGGACTATTTCGTCAGGTGACATAGCAGATTCTTCTGGTATAGAAGTTGGGTCTAAAACGCTATAGCCTCTTTGAGTTAACATAAAAGTTGCTTCTTGTCGCCATCCCTTTGCATAATCGCCAACATAGTCCATGGCCCCTGCTAAATAAACTGTAATACTCATACTGGCCAATGATACTCTAAATCTACTGGTTCGTCAAAGTATTCAGAATAATATTCGTAATCTTTTCTTAGGAGATTAGATCTATGTGATCTATGAAACTCATCTTGTCCAAACCAAGTTGGGTAGACTATATTTGAATGGTCTATATTTTCAAACTTCATATTATTGTTATACCCTCTGTCTATCCATTCAAGGATAGTATAGTTTTGATATAACTTTAATGCTTCTTCGTAACCAGTCCACATACGAGTGACAGGGTGGTTGCGCCAACCTTTTGTAGGCGTTCTTTCGAGTAATATATTAAGAACTTGAAATGTTTCAACACGTTGTTTTCCTAACCGACGATAATCTAATACTTTAACTGATTTTACTAAATCTGGATATGGTAAAAATGTTTGCACTGTTATGCTTTCTTGAATTCCTGAAATGTCTTGTCGCCTACGCCAAAGTATTCTCTGGCTAATCCTGCAGTAACTATGTCTGCATTAAGACAAGCTCCTGCTTCGTTCCATACTCTAGCAAGTATTCTTCCATATTTTTCATTTTTATCAAGAATTGTTTCTATTTTAATCTTGTGACCGGCAGCAGTGATCCACTGATCAGTAAACTCTTTAGCGGCAAGGCCCATCTTCTTTTCCTCAAGATTTGTAGTGCGACTCTCTGGAGTATTTACGCCATATAGTCTTACTCTACCTTTTCTAAAAGTATCAAATCCTAGGTCAATAAGAATATCAAATGTATCGCCATCAACTATCTTTTTAACTTCTGCATTATAGATCCATGGGTTTAGTTTTTCTGACATTATAATCTCTTTCTATATATTTTTAATTTTTTCAATTACCCATTTTATCACAGGACTAGCTACTCCGTTTCCACACATCTTATATCTTGTTGAATCAGAATTAACCTTTCCATCAGCTCTGTGTAAAGTGTGATTATCTGGCCAACCCATAAGTCTTTCACATTCTGTTGGCGTAAGACGTCTAACGTAAATTGGATTAGAAGATTCTACAACTAATTTATGTTCTTGAACATATTGATTTCCAACGCCTTTAAAATCTCTTGCACTCAACGTACCAACTATATTGGAAGTTGTTCTATTATCTACTACTAGTGGAACATTGTTTCCACCAGTGCCCATTCTAGCTGGTAGTGTTTGTACTGGTTCTTCGTAAAGTCTTACGTCACCAACTCTTTGAGCATCGAGCATTTGTATGGCTAAGTTCTGTCCTCTACTGGAAGGTACTGCTCCTTCGCCACTTCCTCCAAGGCAACTTGCAACTTCTCTGGAAGGCTCTTGCCCTTGCTTGATACTCTTCTTAGAATTCCCTGCGCTGCTCTCATTGACAGGGAGTACTTTGTCGGGACATCTTGAGGCGATTGTAGGATCAAAGACAGAGAGCAAGTATATTCTTCTTCGTCTTTGGGGGACTCCAAAGTGTTGTGCATCCAACACGGACCACTCGCTGAAACACGCCCCTGCTTCATCCATTTCGTTGAGGACTTGCCCGAAGTCGGCACCTCCGTTGGAAGATAAGGCCCCTGTGACGTTCTCCCAGATTGACCATTTAGGATATTGTCCATTTGATTTTTCTCTCATTTCTTTGATTATTCTTACTGCTTCGTGAAATAGACCTGATTTTTCTCCTTCAAGTCCAGCTCTCTTGCCAGCTACGGAAAGATCTTGGCATGGTGATCCAAAGGTAATTACATCGACAAAAGGAAGATCGTATCCACTTACGCTTTTAATATCACCAAACTTTGGAACGTCTGGCCAATGATAAGAAAGTGTCTGTTGACAATTTTGATCTATCTCTACTTGAAACTTACATTCCATCCCAGTTTGGTCTAATCCTAGATCTATTCCGCCCACCCCAGCAAATAGGGAACCATAAGTTGATATTGACACTATTAGTCTCTTTCTATTCCTATGAAATCGCAAGCTCTACGAAATATATCTCTACTTATGGGAAAGTACTTATCAACTTCGCTAATGCCCTCTCCTGGCTTTGGGCTACTAGCGTGCCAACTATGGCCTATTGATACTGATCCGTCATAGACTACATTATAGCCCAAGTGTCTTGCAAAATACGAACACCATGTCTCTTCATAATAATGTGGCGTTGGCAAAAATGCCCCTGTTGCTTCCGGGTGGATTTGCCTATACT